TATTACAACTTACAACTAAATGACTTGATACAATTAGGTCAAGATAGCTATAAGATAAATTCAATGAAAACAGATTTAACAACTGGTAAAACAGAATTTGAATTACTAAACACAATATTATGATTAAGAATATAATTGACTTGCTCCAGGTTGTTGAAGGTGATACTGAAAACATAAAGATTGCACAAGGAAAAAATGCTTTACCAACAAACGTAAAGAATGGATTAAAACTACTTAAAAAACAAATAAAATGGCAGTAACAAAAACCATTAACCTAGAGGTAAACACTAAAGATGCTAAAAAGAGCTTAAAGGGTTTAGAAAAAGGTGTTGATGATGTAAACAAGGAAGTAAAAGAAACAAGTAAATCTACTCAACAAATGAGTGGTACACTTGATAAAGTTACTGGTGGTGCTGTATCTAAATTTGGGGCATTCAAAGGTGCATTAACAAGTGTTACAACTGGCTTTAAATCTATGAAGGTTGCGATAATTGGTACTGGTATTGGTGCTTTATTAATTGCTGTTGTTGCATTAGGTCAAGCATTTACAAGAAGTGAAGAAGGGCAAAACAAGTTTGCTAAAATAATGGGTGTTATCGGTAGTATTACGGGTAACCTTTTAGACTTATTGGCAGATTTAGGTGAGGCAATAATTAATGCATTTACAAACCCGATACAAGCACTAAAAAACTTTCAAAAAAGTGTTACAGAATTTGTAACAGATAAAATTAATGGTGTAATTGACAGTTTTGGTTTATTAGGTAGTGCAATTAAAAAAGCATTTTCTGGTGATTTTAGTGGTGCATTAGAGGATGCAAAAGATGGTTTTGTAAAACTAAACAACAACATTAACCCAGTAAAGATAGCAGTTGATGCAGTTGCTAAATCAGTTAAAAACCTAGCAAAAGAAATAAAAGCAGATGCAACAGCAGCAGCAAAGATTGCAGACCAAAGAGCAAATGCAGAAAAGGCAGCAAGAAAATTAATTGTTGAAAGGGCACAAGCAGAACAAGATATAGCAAGGTTAAGGGAGAAGGCAGTTAATAAAGAAAAGTTTACAGCACAAGAAAGAATAGAGTTTTTAGAAGAAGCTGGTAAAATTAGTGAAGAACTTGCAGCAAAAGAAACAGCGGTTGCAAAGTTAAGATTACAAGCTAAATTAACAGAAAACTCACTAACAAAAAGTAACAAAGAAGATTTAAACGAAGCTGCACAATTAGAGGCAAGTGTAATTCAATTAGAAACTCAAAGGCTTAACCTACAAAAAAGATTAAGTACAGAACTATTAACTGCAAGACGTGAAGCAGCAACACAAGCAAAAGAGGATGCAAAAGAAGAACCAGTTGTTGTAGATAAGAAATTACAAAAGATACAAGAAATACAAAAAGCTTATAAGCAAAAACAAGAAGATGCAGAAGCAGAAAGTGAGTTACAAAAAATAGCATTAGAAGAAGAAAGAAAACTTGCAGAGCTTGATAGGCTTGACGCAACAGAAGACCAAAAGGCTGAAGTAATTGCATTCTATCAAAAAAAGATACAAGGTGTAAAAGATGCTAATGCAGCTGAAGATGAAAAAAATGAAAAAATAAAGAATGCTGCACAATTAAATATGGTTAAAAACACATTAGGTAATATGTCTACTTTGTTTGATGACCAAAGTGCTGCTGGTAAAGCAACTGCTGCTGCTGCTGCATTAATAAACACCTATCAAGGTATTACTGCTGAACTTGCAACAAAGACTGTTACACCTTTTGAATTTGGTGTGAAAATAGCAAACATTGCAACAACTGCTGCTATTGGTTTTAAATCTGTGAAAGATATATTAAAAACAACACCTAGCAATGCAAAGGGTGGAACAAACCCAGCTTCTGGAGCGGGTGGAGGTGGTGCCCCAATACCTCCAGCGTTTAACATAGTTGGTTCTAGCGGTGAAACACAACTAGCAGATGCAATAGGTGGTCAATCACAAAGACCAGCAAGAGCATACGTAGTAAGTAATGATGTAACAACTGCCCAAGAGATGGATAGGAACATTATTGAGGGTGCAAGTATCTAAATGCAAAATTAAAAACTAAACACGTAATACAATTATGAAGATAATAGAACTTATTTTAGATGAAGATCAAGATGATATTGGAGTAGAAGCAATTTCTATTGTAGAAAGCCCTGCCATTGAAAGCGACTTTGTTGCTTTAAAGAACCAGGAAATAAAGTTAGCAGAAGTAGACAAAGAAAAGAAGATCTTGATGGGTGCTTTGTTGATACCAAACAAGCCTATTTACCGCAATGGTGGTGAGGGTGAGTATTATATATACTTTTCAAAAGATACGATTGTAAAGGCATCTCAAATGTTCTTACAGAAAGGAAACCAAAGCAATTCAACACTAGAACACGATGAGGTATTAAGTGGCCTAACATTGGTTGAAAGTTGGATAGTAGAAGATAAAGTAAAAGATAAGACTGCATTGTACGGTTTAGATGTTCCTGTTGGAACGTGGATGGGATCAGTAAAAGTAAACAATGAAGATGTTTGGAATGAGTATGTTAAATCAAATAAAGTTAAGGGGTTTTCTATTGAGGGTTACTTTGCTGACAAAATGGAAACACCTAAAGACAAAACACTAGAAATGAGTGAAGATGATATTTTACTCAACAAAATAAAAGATATACTTAATGCCTAGAACTAAAAACAACAAAATATTTATACCTAGTAGAACATCACCTAGTGGTGGCGGTAGGGGTTGTTTATGCTGGGATACCAATAAGTATTCTAGCGAGTGCTGTGATGGTTCTATGCAAGCACAAGGGATAGGTGTAATAACAAGAACAGAGTAAAAACGCAAATTTTAATCATTAAATAGTTATACAAGAGTATGAAAGCAAACCAAATGTTAAACGAAATAAAAACACTTCTGAATATAGAAGTTAAACTTATGGAAATGAAGTTAGAAAACGGCACAATAGTAAGTGCTGAAGCCTTTGAAAAAGATAATGAAATTTTCATTGTAACTGACGATGAAAAAGTAGCGATGCCAGTAGGAGAATATATCCTGGAGGATGGTAAACTTTTAGTTGTAGAAGCAGAAGGTATGATTGCAGATGTTCGTGAAGTATCTGATGAAGTGCCAGCCAAAGAAGAAGAAGTTGAAGAAACTGAAGATCTTGAAGAAGAAAAAAAAGAAGAAGAAAAGATGGCAGATGTTGCCGACTGGGAGGGAATGGAAAAGAGAATACAGAACTTGGAAGATGCCATTGCAAGTCTTAAAGCTGACAAAGTAGAGGCTGAAGAAGAAGTTGAAATGGGAGTTGAAAACGGTGGTTTAAAATCTCGTACTGTAAAAGAAGAATTTTCAGAAGAAGTTAAGGAAGAAGTAAAAGAAGAATTATCAGCAGTAAAACCAATTAAACACAATCCAGAAGCAAAAGCACCACAAAAGAAACAAGTACAATTTGCCAAAGGACAATTCAATACAACACTAGATAGAGTATTAAGTAAATTAAACAAATAAAAAATGAATAAAAGAAACGTAAATTTAGCAACAACAACTAACATCACTACAACTTATGCGGGTGAATTTGCTGGTGAGTATATCGCAGCAGCTTTATTATCTGCATCAACTATTGATGACGGTGGTTTAACAGTAAAGGCAAACATTGCTTTTAAGGAAATAATCAAGAAACTTGCAACAAATGCATTAGTACAATCTGCATCTTGTGATTTCTCACCAACATCAACTATAACTTTAACTGAAAGAATTATTGAACCAGTTGAGTTACAAGTAAACCTACAACTGTGTAAGTATGACTTCGTAAATGACTGGGAAGCACAATCTATGGGTTACGGTCTTGGTCAAACATTACCTCCAAAGTTTTCTGACTTCTTGATTGCACACGTTGCAAGTGAGGTTGCACAGAACACAGAATTTTGTATCTGGCAAGGAGACACAGCAGCAGGAACAAACAACTCTTTTGATGGGTTTGAAAAACTAATTGCAGCATCAGCAGCAGCAGGAGACATTCCAGCAGGACAACAAGTTGCAGCAGTAGCTGGTGGATTATTATCTACAAACATTATCGATGAACTTTCTAAAGTAGTTGATGCAATACCAGCAGCACTATACGGTAAAGAAGACTTGTTTATCTATATGGGAACACAAGCAGCTAAATTATACGTTCAAGCACTTGGTGGTTTTGGAGCAAATGGTTTAGGAGCAAACGGTGTTGCTAATATGGGAACACAATGGTGGAACAACGGAAGCCTTACGGTAAACGGTGTAAAAATCTTTGTATGCCCAGGAATGTCAGCAAACAAAATGTATGCTGCACAAAGATCTAATTTATACTTTGGAACTGGCTTGTTAAACTCTACACAAGAGGTTAAGGTGCTAGATATGAGTGATTTAGATGCTAGTAACAACGTGAGAATGGTAATGAGGTTTACTTCTGCTGTTCAGTTTGGTATTGCAGCTGACTTAGTAGAATACGCATAATCAATTAATTAATCAATAAACTAGGGTAGGTAGTTAGTCTACTTACCCTTTTTTTATAAAACATAAAAACATATGTCTTGTCTTTTAACAACGGGTCGTAAACTACCTTGTAAATCTGCCTTTGGCGGTATCAAAAAAGTTTACTTTGCTGACTTTGGTGATATTTCTGCCATAACAGTAGATGCTCCAACTGGTGAAGCTACATTTACAGGAACACCAACTTGGTATGAATATGATGTAAAAGGAAATTCTAGTTTAGAAACTACTGTTACTAGTAGTAGAGAAAATGGAACAACTTTTTATACTCAAACTTTAAACCTTACATTAACATATTTAGATGCTTTAACGCAGCAAGAATTACAAACACTTGCAGTAGCAAGACCATACGTAGTAGTAGAAGATTACTACGGTAATAGCTTCTTATGTGGGTTTGAAAATGGTATGGAGTGTACTGGTGGAACGGTAGTAACTGGAGCAGCAGCAGGAGATTTAAGTGGGTTTACACTTACCTTTGAGGGTATGGAAGAAACTGCACCTTATTTCCTTGCAACTGCGGTAACAGGAGATGCAGCACAAGTTGATCCAACTGCATAATTAATATTTATTTAGAATTAAGAGCATCCTTTATAGGGTGCTTTTTTTTTGTTTTACAAATATGTAATTTTTATACGTTATACTTTTGATGATATTATTTAACACAACCGCTACAAATAGATTTACTTGCATACCAAGAGAATATGCATTATTTGCTTTTATGACTATTAGAGATGATAGCACAAATATTAGTGTTGATTATGCTTTAGTGCCAAGAGTTGCTGGTAGTGGTAATATTGAAATTTCAAATGATACCTACAATGTATATAATGATACCTATTCAAATTTAGTTGAGGGGCATTTTTATGATTTAACTATATATTCAGATGCATTAAAAACAAATGTAATATACAAGGATAGGATTTTCTGTACTGCACAAAAAGCAGAAATTAATGCAGATAACAATTATTTCTATAAAGTAAATAAAGACCAATATACAGAATACGATGGTTTCAATAATGACTATATTGTAATATGAGAAAAAGAAACGAAAAAGGACAATTTAGCAAAACAAAAGTATCAGAGTTTGGCTTTGTAAATTTAAGTACATACACATCACCAGAGGTAAAAGAAGTTAATGGTGCTGATTGGATAGAATACGGGGCTGATAACAACTATTTTCAGTTTCTTATAGACCGTTACAATGGATCACCTACAAACAATGCTGCTATAAATGGTATTTCACAAGCTATTTATGGTAAAGGTTTAAATGCTACAGATAGCAACAGAAAACCTAATGAGTATGCACAGATGATTTCTTTGTTTAGAAAAGATGTAGTGCGTAGGGTATGCTATGATCTTAAACTTATGGGCCAATGTGCTATCCAGGTTATCTATTCTAAAGATAGAAGCAAGATTGTACAATTAGAGCATATGCCTATTGAAACATTAAGAGCAGAAAAATGTGATGCAGATGGTAATGTACCAGCATACTACTATTTTAATGATTGGGCAAATTTAAAGAAAACAGATCAACCTTTAAGAATACCAGCCTTTGGTATGTCTAAAGAAAGCATAGAGATATATTACATAAAACCATACAAGAGTGGTTTCTATTACTATTCACCAGTAGATTATCAAGGTGGTTTGCAGTATGCAGAACTTGAAGAAGAAGTATCTAACTATCATTTGAACAACATAATGAATGGTTTAAGCCCGTCTATGTTAATTAACTTTAATAATGGAACTCCTAACCAACAAGAAAGACAATTAATAGAAACAAAAATAGCACAGAAGTTTTCTGGAACCAGCAATGCTGGTAAATTCATTTTAGCTTTTAATGATAATAAAGAAAGTCAAGCAGAAATAACACCAGTACAATTAAGTGATGCACACAATCAGTACCAATTTTTAAGTGAAGAAAGCACATCTAAAATAATGGTTGCACATAGGATTGTATCACCTATGTTATTAGGTATAAAAGATGGTAGTGGTTTAGGTAACAACGCAGATGAAATAAAGACTGCATCTTTGTTAATGGATAACACCGTTATAAGACCATTTCAAGAACTTTTAATAGATAG